ACAGCCGAGTGAGGTGAACGACAAGGGAGAGGGCGTCCGTCAATACCTCGGAGCATACCCTTAACTTCTAGAGCGTTTGCTACTGCGTCATAGAGCTTCTTGATAGATGGTGTCTGGCGCATGAAGGAAGTCTTGAGAGCTTTACCTTGCTTGGCATTACCACCAACAATAGAACCAATCTTAGCATCCCCTGCGCCATACAAGAAAGCATAGATGAATGTCTTGGCGGCATCACGAGTAGGTAGACCAGCGGCCTTCTGATTAGCTGTGTGGATGTCCCCCTCTAGGATAGTCTTAGCGTATTCCTTGTCTCCAAACAGAGCGAGGTAGTGAGCAAGACAGCGCAACTCTAAGCCACTAGCATCAGCACCTACTAGAACCTTGCCCTCTGGAACAGTGAAGCAAGAGCGACACTCAGCACCATAGGGAGCACGAGTAGACGGAACTTGAGCCACGTTCGGATTTCGGTGTGTGCATCTACCAGATACAGCACCGTTGGTATTCACCGAGCCGTGGATACGTCCGTTGCGTTCCAGCTTAAGCCACGCTTGTTTACCCTCAGCTACTTGACCGAGCCGCTTGGTAACGAGGAGGTACTCAAGGAGCTTTTCGGATTGGGTTGTTCCGATTTCCTTTAGCACCCCCTCGTTGATTGCTGGTCGTTTGCCCTCATAGGAGCTAGGCTTCCAGCCGTTAGCCATTAGTCGTTCAGCGATCTGGTCACGACTGTTGGGGTTGAATGGGATGAGCTTAACAACAGGCTCACCCTTAGTAATCTCCTTTGGCTTGTATCCCTGTTCTACCAAGGCTTTCTTGGTGCGGGACTTTGTGCCATCAGGAGCGAGCCACCAGTTACTCTTGGTGACTTCTTCAGCAGGCGCGAATACTTCACGCAATTCTACGTCAAGAGCAACACGGCGACCCATGAGGGTAGCTGTAAGTTTTTCTGCTTCTTTAACGTCAAAAGGAAATCCGTTCATCTCTTGGATGCGGATGGTTTTAGCAAAGGTGTGCTCTAGGTCACTTGCTTGTTGGAGGCCACCTAATCCCTTCTTTAGAAAGAACTCATAGAGAGACTTAGTAACCTCCACATCTTGCACACAATAGTCTTCCATCTCTTGAGACCAGCGAGACCAGTCTTCGGTTTCCCCGTGGTCACTCTTGTTGTTACCAATGCGATAACCCCAAGCTTTTAAGCTATGGGAACCAATGAGTTCTTTAGGGAAGCTTTCACGTTTGAAGTCATCGTTGCGAACATCAGGAAACATAAACCTAGCAATAACAGCAGAGTCTAATACTCCTGTGTGACGGTAACCGTAGAGCTTCCACAGAGCTATAGCATCAAAGCCAATACTGTTGTGTCCTACGATGTGGTCAGCAGCAGAGAGACGGTCTAATCCTTGTTGGATACTGTCTGCTCGGTAAGCTCCTGTTCCGTTCTGGTCTATTACTACAAGGCAGTGCAGGTCTTTAAGGTCAGATAGAGTTGACCAGTCCGTAATGCCGTTAGTTTCGATGTCGAAGAATGCTGTGGTTTTCATGTGTGTGTGTGCTTTAATCAATGGTTAGTGTTCATCTGTGTCAACGTCTTTTGCCCAGAGCTGGTGATACAGCGCTAGAACATCGGTCATCTTCACAATTGATAGGAGGTCTTTGCGACCCCTTCGTTGGTAGCCTTTGTAAAGGGCGTCCTTTCCTACAGCTACTCGGTCACCTAGGTCACATAACTTCTCACCCATGAGGGCGAGGTCGTGACGCTTAACAAGAACGAAGTCGAGTAAACGCTCAAAGGCAATCCAGTCGGCTTTTCCATATAGCCACCCAAACTTACCTTGGACGTTTTTAAACTCCAGCCATACAAGGTCATCTTGAACATCGTCATCCTTACGGGCAACACGCTTACGCGCTTTGACATCAATCTTACCAAAATCGGACACGTAATCTACGTGAGAGAATTGTTCCATTAGGTCAGCAGCTCGTGCTTCTGTTGCTCGTTCGTTTAACAGTTTAGCGAACATGGCTTCTACGCCTTGGCCTCGCTTCCATGATGAATCTTGTATCCATTTACTCATATACTCCTTTGGTTGGGGTTAGTGTCCGAAGCCTGATGTCACATCTTCGGTGTTCTCAAAGAGGGGGTTAGTGTCCTCTGAGAGACGGCAAGTATCTTTGTCATAAAGTAGGTTACAAGCTACGCCTGTCTCACCGCTAAAACGGTTCTTCAACACACGAAGAGTTGTCCTGTTGCGGTTCTCGGTGTCTTGCTGGTTACGCTCCAGTCCGATGCACATATCGGAGAGCTGAGCGATAGCCGCCGAGCCTCGTAGTTGCGCTAGGGATGTAGCAGCACCTTCTTCGTGTCCTTTACCTTCAGGGCGCTTGAGGTGGCTAACAAGAACAACACCGATGTTAGTCTCTTCGACAAGTGACCGTAGTTTGGTCATAGTGTTGTCAATCATACGGCGCTCGTCTCCGTCACCCATACCAGATACAATGATAGAGAGGTGGTCGAGAACCACGTAGTCTACATCCATAGCCTTAGCCATGTATCTGATGTGTCCAAGTAGGTTGTCACTATCTAGGGAGCCCCAGTGGTCATACAGGTAGAAGCGCCCAGAGCCGACTGTCTTCTTGTAAGCCTCGTTGTATTTCTCATCAGGAGTGAATGGCTCTAGGTGTAAGGGCTTAGACATTTCCAGACCGATGATACCATTAGCTGTGCGCTCAATGGATTCTTCCAAGGCAATATAACCGAGCTTACGATCAGTAGTCTTGAGAACGTGTAGCGCAATCTCTTTACAAACAGCAGACTTGCCGATGCCTGAGCCAGCACAGAAGGTAACAATCTCACCTTTGCGGAGACCGTGAGTGAGGGCGTTAAGTCCATAGTAGGGATAAGGGATACTGTCATTTTCTTTGGGGACAGTGAGGCGCTCATACAATTCAGTGCCATCTACAATGTCATCGGGACGCCATACCTTAGCGTTCCAGAAAGCTTGGATTACTTCTTCACCTTTGTTGGCTAGAAGCATCTCGTTAGGGTCTTTCATAGACAACCTAGCAATCTTGCAAGTGCCAGCAGGAAGGATGTGAGCAACACTTTCAGCCGCCTCACGACCAGCCTTGTCTTCATCAAACATAACGATGACTTCCTCCCAAGTGGAGAGCCATTCAAGTTGTTTCTTGAAGATGGTCTTGGCTGACTGAGCGCCACTAGGTAGTGATACTACAGGCCACTTGTTACCTTGGAGTTGGCTAACAGTAAGGCAGTCAATCTCACCTTCAGTAATGATTAACTTCTTACCGCCATTAGGCCATAGGTTCTGACCGAAGAAATAAGCAGGGCTCCCGTTACAGTGGAAGCTCTTGTCCGCAAAGCGATACTTCTGGGCTACCTGTGTTCCATCTAGGTTACGATAGTTAGCAACGTGACAGGGCTTACCGTTAAGCTCCCCGATTTGGTAACCATACTTTACGCATGTGTCTTTGTGGATACCCCGTGGGGCTATTTCCATGAAGTGTCCGTTTACAAATCCTAGTGGTGATACTTGTGCTTCCATTTTTGTGTGCTGTGTTTGTGTGTTTGTTTTGTTTCTGTTCGGTGTAAATATACCGCAGGAATAGCACTTAGTGCTTCCGTCAGAGTTATGTGTGAGTGCGTCGCTGCTCCCGCAATCGGGGCAAGGTTGGTGTGTGGCTACTGCCGTTAAGTCGTCCATTCGTGTGGGAGCTTTTTCTCGCACCACAGGAACCCGTGCTTGTCGCACCAATCCCCGTATGTGGTCTTGCTCTTTTTGCTTAGTGTGTTTGTTGCTCGTTGAAATACAAAGCGGATGTCCAGTTCGGGGTGTGCTTCCCTTACTCGTAGGTGTTTGGTTCGGTCTGACGCTATCCAATATCCCTTTACCTCCAGTATAATTCCATTGTCTAAAACGAAGTCAGGCGTGTATTTGCACTCCTTCGTGTATGATAGTTTCATCGACTCGTAAGAGTGGGTAACCCCCGCCGCATTTAAGGCGGAGGCTACTGTCTCTTCGAACTTCGAACGAAACTTAGAACGGCGCGTTGGACGTTTCCGCTTCATCAGCTACCGCGAAGGCATCATTGAGTGATTCACCGCTACCTACGTAGCCATCTTCTTCAGCACCAAAGCCGAAGGAGCTATCACCGCCACCATACTCA